AAGACCATTTGTTGTGACCCATCCAGCTAGAATGGTCGTGATATAAACTCATTAGGTTTTCTAACTGACGCTCGTTGTTATGCTTGACTGATGAATATGTTTTCTTCTTAACTATATTATTCTTGAAGAAATATTCTACTGAATCTGTATCGATTCTTGTCTTGGCATATTCACTCCACATATGGTCTTTATCTTTGAAGGTCTCGTAGTTGTTAAGCACATGCCTAGCTGTGTCATCTATGCTTACCCTCGAGGTATGCTTGAGTCTTATCTTAGATAGTGGGTCAGCAAATGTCTGTCCATTTAGACAGGTTAATCGCAAGCCATCGGCACTAATAATGTAAGGCCAAGTACCGTCATGACTACTAAACATATTGATTCGGTAATGAGTTAGGTCATTGAGTTGAGGGGATGGGTTGATTGTTATGTCATTGAATAACACAGTAGCTTTAAGCTTACGTCCACCGTTATGTACCTTGATATCAGTGGTGTAATCTTGAGATATGTTTGAGTTATCAAGACCAACTAGTAAGTTATCAACCATCTCTTCGTAGTTGATAGGTTTGTAATTACTGCTGTGTCTACCTAGAATAAACCCTGTATCTGGATGCCTAAGTATCTTCATGTCTGGTATTGCTGTACCATCTGCCAAGTATGCTTTCTCTTCTAGTACTTGGAAGTCATAGTCATGTGTAATTGTATCTAACATTATTTAGTTCTCCTTTAATAATACTTTTTGATTGTGCAATTAACAGCAGAAAGCTGTAGACTATTAGTTTATTGAGCCTCCTCCCTTAACATTTGCAGTAGGATTGTAAGAGTCCCAGCTATATGCCGAGACCCTGACCTATCAGTAGTACACCTACAACGATAACGCATAGAGCTACAATTCCAATAAAATCCTGTGCCATCAGTCTGTCCTTTTGCTGTGAGGTAGACCCGAAAGCCTACCTCGATGAAGTAAGTATGCTATGAAGCATACCTCTCTTTGATTTCTGTTATCTCATCTTGAGTTAGATGAGTGGTGCGTGCTTTGGTTGGCGCATTGGCTTGCCATTTCTCACCATGTAGTTGCTCGAAGACAGACTGGTCTGCGTCGAAGTCTTGCTTAGCAACAGCTACCATCTTTTCACTAAGGTCTATCCAAGTAGCTAAGTTGAGGACTGATTTGTCATCATTGTCTGCTATAGCTGCTGTCATCTTAGTTCCTTGCTCTTCTAACCTTCTTGTAAAGAACTGAAGTCTGTTATTGCTTGAATAGATAGCATCTGCGGCACGTTTCTTACCAAGATAATCGTCTTGTTGCTCAGAACCTGTTGAACTGTAAGTTGCTATTGTCAGTTTATGTTTAATTAAATCTTTCATGTTAATCTCCGTTTTGTTGCGAGGAGAATTCCCCGTACTTAGACTTGACAGCCATATCCTATCTGGCCCAGCCAACCACAAGAACGACCTAGCCTCTACCATCGCGCAACAAGAATCACGGAGGGTCCACTCGTGGAAACCGTGATTGTTGTTTCGTGACCAGATGGGATATGGCAGACAAGACACGGGGAATTTGTATCGTAACTAATCGGGCAAGATTCACATAAGGAAGATTTCTTTAAACAGAAACTTCTCCGACAATAGTGACTTGCAGTTTGACGGGGTCTGTGCATTTCCACAAGACATCTTGGTAAGAAACGTGTCGGAGATGCCCCTGTAATATGCCTGTATCATGCTATTTAATGTAAGTTATGGGTCTATTGTACATTGTGAGTTGACACGTACATTTGTAACAAGCTATCTGTGAAGGGGGAGAGGTAAGGAGAGGGGGTTGTTCCTGATGATACCTGTAAGTAATAGAAAACTAACCAGAAGACAGATAGCTCTAGTTGATGCATATGTAGCAAATGGAGGGAATGTCACGCAAGCTGCAAAGACCGCAGGATACGCAGAAGGTGACAGCGGTAGAGTCACTGCACAAAAGGCATTGAAGACAGCCCACGTGCAACAGCACTTGATGACAGTAGTGACAGAACAGTTTAGTAGACTTGCTCCTGCGGCTGTACACCAGTTAGCAGGACTGAGTAAGGGTGCGAAGAGTGAGTACGTGCAGTTAGAAGCAAGCAAGGACTTGCTAGATAGAGCTGGGTTCAAGCCAATAGATAGGAGTCAAGTGCAAGTAGCTGGAGACATTCGTGTCTCAATAGACCTGTCGTAAGAGGGGGTGGGGTCAAAAACGTGCGACTGTTATCCGTTACTCCTCCACCACTAGCATTTTTCTTGAGAAAGGTTCGATATGAGTTTTATTAGTACGATTAAGGGTTCGGAGTTAGATATACTTCGTAAGATAGTAAAGAAGGTTAACTTCAAGCATCATCCTAAGGAGTTTGTTACTGACTATGAGGCTGACAAGCTTATTGATTCATTAGCCCCTGCTACTGTGGCTAGGCTGTTGAGGGTTGGTCGTGACAGTGGTATTGCTGACAAATGATTGACTTTAAGTACAAGCCTGATGGGGAAGTATTAAAGAGCTTTATGAAGGACGATACTTTTTTTCGTGGTATCAGAGGTCCTGTTGGTAGTGGTAAGTCTGTTGCGTGTTGCATTGAGGTGTTTCGCAGGGCGTTAAGTCAGGAGAAGTCTGCTGATGGAATACGCAAGAGTCGGTGGGCTATCATACGGAATACCAATCCCCAGCTTAGAACTACTACAATTAAGACTTGGTTAGATTGGTTTCCAGAGAATGAATGGGGTAAGTTTAATTGGTCTGTTCCTTATACTCATCGCATTAAGAAGGGTGATATAGACCTTGAGGTAATTTTTTTAGCCCTTGATAGACCTGAGGATGTAAAGAAACTGTTGTCGCTAGAGGTTACTGGCATCTGGATTAACGAGGCTAGAGAGTTAGGTAAGAGTATTATTGATGCGTGTACTATGAGAGTTGGTCGTTTTCCTTCTATGCGCGATGGTGGCCCTACATGGACTGGGGTTATTGCTGATACTAACGCACCAGAGGAAGACCATTGGTGGCCTATTATGTCTGGGGAAGTTCCTGTTCCTGACCATATACCTAGAGAACAGGCTAAGATGTTAGTTAAACCTACTAACTGGAGCTTCTATACTCAGCCCTCTGGGATGGTTGAGGTTAAAGATGAGGACGGAGAAGTAGAGAACTATGCACCTAATACAGTAGCTGAGAATGTAAAGAATATGTTAAAGAGTTATTATCCTAATCTAGTACAGGGTAAAACAAAAAGCTGGATTGATGTGTATGTTATGAATAGACTAGGCACAATCCAAGACGGAAAGCCTGTATATTCTATGTTTGTAACTGACACACACGTTGCTAAAGAAGAAATCCCAGTAGCTGCTTCTCTGCCTCTTTATGTAGGAATAGACTTTGGGCTTACTCCAGCCGCAGTATTAGGACAGAAGGTGCGTGGCAGATGGCTGATACAGTCCGAGATTGTAGCCATAGACATGGGTATCGTTAGGTTTGCGGAAGTACTAAGGGAAGAACTCGCTACACGCTTTCCTGACTGTCCTGATGTTCTTATTTTCGGTGACCCTGCTGGAGATTTTAGAGCGCAGACTGATGAATCTACACCATTCCACATACTTCGAGGGGCTGGATTAAGAGCAGTTCCTGCTCCAAGTAACTCTGTTGACCTAAGATTGGAGGCTGTCTTATCACAATTAAACAAAATGTCCGAAGGAAAGCCAGCGTTTCTTCTAGACAGAAGATGCTCAACGCTTATAAAAGGATTCGAAGGTGGGTATTCCTACCGCAGAATGGAAGTATCTGGAGAAAGATACGCAGATAAACCAGATAAGAATATGTATTCACACATACATGATGCCTTACAGTACCTACTATTAGGGGCTGGGGAAGGTAGAAGTCTTATAAGTAACCAGAAACCAGCGCAAGCTACAGTAGTACAACGCAACTTTGATGTGTTTGCACGAACTAATAAGCCACGAAGAAGACAAGGATTGTGGGCTAGAATGTAATTGTGAGTTGCAAAATTTTTTATTCTGTGCTTACAGAATAAGTAAGAAATCTTAAAGGAGAAAACTATGTGCTTACCAAAACCAAAAGTAGACCCAAATGTTGCTGAGCTAACAAAACAACAAAAAGCTGATGCGGAGGAAGCGGCAAGAGAAGTGCAGTTAGACATTTCTAAGCAAAAGCAAGAAGATAAAGATTTAGCTATTACAGACATAGCAGCTAAAAAATTAAGAAGAAGAGGTGGCTCTGGCGGTAGAAAGCGTTACTCAATGCTTAACCCATCATCAGGAAGTACTTCTAATTTCGGTCAAAGGTTTAGTTAATGGAATCTTCAAGCAACTATGGTGACGACCCAGTTGCCAAGAAGTATATGGATAGGTACACAAAAGCAAAGGTTCTAAGGGAAAACTTTGTGCCTTTGTTCGAGGAGTGTTACGAATACGCGCTACCTATGAGGGAGTCTTTTTATAGTGAAAGTATTGGTCAAAGAAGAGATGATAAGATATTTGACGAGACTGCTGTGGTGGGTGTACAGGAGTTCGCTTCTCGTTTGCAGTCTGGTATTGTTCCCAATTTTGCTAGGTGGGCTGACCTTGTGGCTGGTTCTGAGATTCCTAAAGGAGAGCGTGACCCAATTAACAACGACCTCGATGAAGTAACAGAGTATGTATTTGAAATAATACAGAACTCTAATTTCTCTCAAGAGGTGCATGAATCCTTTATGGATTTAGCTGTAGGCACTGGTGTACTCGTTGTTGAAGAAGGTGATTCCTTAAACCCAGTAGTGTTTTCTGCTGTTCCTCTGCCTCATGTTGTCCTTGATACTGGGCCAGATGATAAGATTGACCATGTATTTAGGGAAAGAAAGAAGATTAGGTTTGACCAAATACCTCAGTTATACCCTAATTCTGCTATGCCACCAAAGATTACTGACAGGATTAGTAACGCTGGAGACCAAACAACTACATTATTAGAGCTTGTTTGCAGGGATTACAGTACTAAAAACGAAGAAGCTTACCTACATTACGCTATATGTATGACTACAAAGTGTGTTGTTTACTACGAAAAGATGTCAGGTGTAGGGTCTAATCCTTTTATTTGCTTTAGATGGAGCAAGTGTGCTGGTGAAGTATACGGTCGTGGCCCACTAATGAACGCTCTTAGTGCAATTAAAACTACTAACTTAACCATTGAACTTATCTTAGAGAACGCGCAGATGTCTATCTCTGGGATTTACCAAATGGAAGATGACGGTGTAGTTAACGTAGATACTATCCAGCTAGTTCCGGGGTCTATTATACCAAAGGGCATAGGCTCTGCTGGATTACAACCTATACAAGCCGCTGGTAACTTTGATGTAGCACAGTTGGTACTAAGTGACATGAGATTGAATATTAAACGTGCATTATACAACGATATGTTAGGCAATCCTGATAGAACACCAGCTTCAGCAACCGAAGTTGCAGAGAGAATGGCTGATTTATCACGCAGAATGGGGTCTGCATTTGGTAGATTACAGGCAGAATTAGTACAACCTGTGCTTCAAAGACTAATATATATCCTTAAAAAGCAGGGTAGAATAGAAATTCCTGTAGTAAATGGTAGAGAAGTTAAGGTAAAATCTATATCTCCACTAGCACAAGCCCAAGCAAATCAAGATATAAGTTCAGTATCTAGGTTCTTAGAGCTGGTTGGTGGTGTGTTTGGCCCTGAGATGTTAAACATGTTAATTGATGGTGAAGAAACAGCAGTGCATTTAGCTAAGAAGTTTGGTGTTCCTGATGCTTTGATTAGGGATGAAGAGCAACGTAAGCAAATTGCAGAGGCTGCGGCACAGATGGCACAAATGCAACAGATGCAAGGTCAGCCTCAAGGTCAACCAGAAGAACAGGAGCAAATGATTGCCCAGTAAAGTTAATATTGGAGTCGATGGTTTTCAAAGAGATACCAATAAAGATACACAGATAAGTAAAAATATAGCTTCCTTGCTAGAGTCTCCCACTGGCAAGGAAGTCTTAAAGTATTTACGCTCTATAACAATAGAGATGGTAAATGGCCCGAATGTTACAACTGAGGAATTGCGTCATTTGGAAGGTCAGAGATATATAGTTGGTCTTTTAGAGAGGCGCATACAACATGCACATAGGAAAAATCAATGAATGAAACATTATTAGATACACAAACAGAAGAAGTTGCAGAAACAACTGAGGCAGTAGAGCCAGTAGAAACTACTGATAGACCAGAATGGTTGCCTGAGAAATACAAAACAGGTGAAGACCTAGCCAAAGCTTATAAAGAACTAGAATCTAAGCTAGGTAATAAAGATGAAACTCTTCGTAAAGAAATAGAAGAAGAGTTTAATAGAACTAAGTATGAGAATCGTCCAGAAAACAAAGGTGATTACACATTACCTGAGGGCATAGACGAAGGTGAAGCTATTGAAAGTGAGCTGTTACAGTGGTGGTCTGAACATTCATTTGAGAATGGCTATGGTCAGGATGTATTCTCTGCTGGTATTGAAAAGTATATGAACGCTATTGCTGGTGATGAAGTTAACATTGACGATGAGATGATTAAACTAGGTGACCAAGCTTTAGATAGAACTAATGCAGCTAGTGCATTTGCTAATAAGTTTTTTCCTGAGGAGTTAATGCCAGCAATAGAACGCATGGCAGAGACCCATGAAGGTATTGTTGCCTTAGAGCATATTATGGAAAACATGAAAGGCGCGTCATTAAATTCTACTACAGATTCAGTAGATAAGATTAATGAGTCTGATTTAAGAACTATGATGCTTGACCCTCGATACCACAATGTAAGTCAACGTGACCCTGCTTACGTCAAGACTATAGAAGACGGATTCAAGAAGCTTTATGGCTGATTGGCTTATGAAGCAGGGGCTTTTAACCCTAGTTCCTGCTCATATGAAACACGTTATTCCTCTCTCAGAAACACTTAGTGAAGAAAATAAGTTTGAGTTATCTCTATTTAACAGAGAACCTTTAGATTTCTTTATGGAATTTGTTAGAAAAAAGAATGTTTATGTAGTTGAGAAAGCTAATAAACCACTAGGCATTGTAGGTGTAGAGCCTGACGGCTATCAAACTGGGCTAATGTGGGCAATGTTTGCAGAAGATATGCAGAAAAATTGGTTTAGTTTTTTAAAAGCATCCCCAAAGTTAGTAGAATTTCTACATGGAAACTATTATAAACTTAATATGAACATATTAGAAAGCAATGAGCGCATAATACAGTGGGCAATTTGGCTTGGATTTGACGTTGATGTTGTAGTTGATGGAGAAAATATTAATTATGTTCATTTTGTGCGTTGCAATTTGTCAAAAAAAAATGTTTATAATTTAGAATCACGGCCTGTAATACATTGAGTAGCCCTTTTGGATACCTACAATGACCATGTGAAGCAGACACCCACGATATAAATAATTGTGCAACTTAATGAAAGGTAGCTGTAATGGCAAACTCAATAGACACAGCCTTCATCAAACAGTTCGAGTCCGATGTGCATTTAGCGTATCAGCGTATGGGTTCTAAACTGCGTAACACTGTCAGAACTACTAACGTAACTGGCAACATAGCAAGGTTCCAAAAAATCGGAACAGGTGAAGCAACAACTAAATCTCGTAACGGTATGGTAACTCCAATGGAGCTAGCCCACACAACCGTTGAAACAACAATGGCTGACTTCTATGCCGCTGAATACATTGATAAACTCGATGAGTTAAAAACCAATATCAATGAGCGTCAAGCAGTAGCTACATCTGCAGCTGCGGCTCTTGGTCGTAAGACAGATGCTATTATTGTTGCGGCCCTAGACGCTGGCGCAAACTCTACTCAAATACATGATACAAGTTCTGCTGTTCAAATAGCTGACTTACTATCATTGTTTGAAACAATGGGTGCGGCAGAAGTTCCAGAAGACAACCAAAGATATTTGGCAATGCATCCTAAAGGTTTTGCAGACTTATTCTTAATCGAAGAGTTCGCATCATCTGATTATGTAGGTGAGCAAAATCTTCCGTTTGCTGGTGGAATGACAATGAAGAACTTCTTAGGTCTTAATATTTTCTCAACCAGTGCAATTGCTGGCGGTAAAAATATGGCTTATCATACTTCAGCTATTGGTCTTGGTATCAACGATGATGTTTCTACAGAGGTAAATTATATCCCTGAGAAAGCTTCTCATTTAACCACTTCAATGATGTCAATGGGGTCTGTTGCGATAGACGACAATGGTATCTACGAAGTTCTTGACAATAACGGATAGTAAAGAAAGGACTCTAAAATGGCTTATGGTGCATCTGGATTAACGCGCATGGCAGGGGGTGGAGGCTACAACATTTGGTATTATTCAAGTGTTGACGCTCTATCAGTTGTTCGCGCATCAGGTTACTTTAATGACGCAGCTGCAATGATGAATGTTGGCGACCTAATTGCTGTATATGATAACAACGCTCCAACAATAGCGTGGACTGTTGTTTTATCTAATACAGGTTCGGTAGTCGATGTTGCAGATGGTACTGCAATTACAGTAACAGATTCTGATTAGAAAAGGAGTGGGGGGTTTAACCGCCCCCTACACTACATATGGCAACACCAGCAAATTCATCAATAGATGTATGTTCGAGGGCTTTAATCCTAATCGGTGCAGAGCCTATAACTTCATTTGAAGACTCTACTAATGAAGCACTTGTTGCTTCTAATATGTATGAAGATATAGCAAGGGCGGCATTAACTAATTGTCGATGGCGTTTTGCAACAGAGCAGGCAGTATTAGGTTTATTATCTGATGCTCCTACAGGGCGATATGATGCAGCGTATCAGTTGCCGTCTAATTTAATAATGTTACATGCGGTAACTGTAGGTGATTTTCCTATAGAGTATCAAACATATGGTGACAAAGTATTTTGTGATGCAAGCAGTACTGAAACTTTAATTGCTGATTATACATTTAGGGCAGTAGAAGTAGACTGGCCTTCGTATTTTACAATAGCAGTTGAATATACATTAGCTAGTATGTTTGCAGTATCAATAGCTAGAGACACAGCTATGGCTGGTATGATGGAAGATAAAGCCGCAGTATCTATGGCTAAAGCTAGAGCAAGTGACTCTCAGCAACAAACAAATAGAAAATTTAATACTAGTAGGTATATTACTCAAAGGCGTAGTTAATGCGAAAAGTTCGAGTACCAGTAAATAATTTTCAGTTTGGTGAAATAAGTCCGTCAGCAATATCAAGAACAGACTCCGCTGTGTA